GATATTACGCCATTAGTTTTACGAGGAAAGATTGATCAATATAAACCAGACTTTGTTATTGTTGACTATTTGCAGTTAATGTCTCCAAATCAAAAGTCTGATAACGAAACTATTCGTATGAAAAATCTATCTCGTGAATTAAAATTAATGGCAATTGCAGAAGAGGTACCAATTATTGCTATTTCCTCTGCTACTCCAGATGACGTTACTAAACTTGAAACCGTACCAACCCTTGGTCAAACCGCATGGTCACGCCAAATTGCTTATGATGCCGACTGGGTGCTTGCGTTGGGTAGAGGGAATAATAGCGATATTATTGAATGTGTATTCCGTAAGAATCGTAACGGTTTTATGGGAGAATTCTTAGTTCAGGCTGATTTTGACAAGGGATATTATAGGTATAAGGATTATGAAGATAAGTCAGTATAATATGCAACATGGAAACATTTCCGCACAAGGCGATAAAGCGGTTTGGGCTAGACGGAATCATAGCAGATGACTCAGCCATATACAGACTGCAGCAAGAATATATCAGATTACTGGTATCAGAAATGCGCCTATCTGGATATGCTCCAAGATTTGATATTGATCCAGAATTTACATTATCTTATAATGAACAAAAAAATTATTTTGAATTTGCATTAAGCGTATATGGAATATATATAGGGAGAAAAAAGGCAGAATGGATACTAGGGATAGACGGAACCAGACCAATTTATACACAGCCAGCCAAGTTAAAAGAGTACTCTCAGGGTCTGGCGTAACTGTAGAAAAAGAATCAGAGTCTGAGTATATAGTATTTTGTCCATTTCATGCAAACCATCGAACCCCTGCTGGAGAAATAAATAAGTATAGTGGTTTATTTTTTTGTTTTTCTTGTGGAAAAACTGCAGACCTAATAGAGTTGGTAATGCATTTTTCAAACAGGACATATTTTGAATCTGTTAGATTTATCAAAAGTAAAGAAGTTGAGGTAGATATTTTATCTGAGATAAATTCTAAATTAGTAGAAAAAGAAGAGTGGACAGAGTTTGATTTTTCTATAGTTCAAAGATTACATGAACAGGCTCTTGTTTCTGAAAGAGCAAAAGAATATTTTGTTAAAAGAAAAATTACAAAGGACTCTGTAATAAAGTTTAAACTGGGATATTCTGAAACACAAGATATGATATCCATTCCAGTGCATAATCATGAAGGATTATGTGTAGGATTTGTTGCAAGATCTATAGAAGGCAAAGACTTTAAAAATACTACAAAACTTCCTAAGTCAAAGTTATTGTTTAATTTAAATAGAGTAAAGACTGCATCTAAGGTTTATGTAGTTGAATCTTCTTTTGATGCAATAAGATTAGATCAGGTAGGGTTTCCAGCAGTAGCAACTTTAGGTGCTAATGTATCTACTAAGCAGTTAGACCTACTTGAAAAATATTTTTCTGATATAATTGTTATTGCAGACAATGACGAGGCTGGTTCAAATATGAAAGATAGACTTATTAAAAGATTTGGCTCTAGTATTTCTATCATTAATATAGATTCTAGATATAAGGATATCGGAGAAATGGAGGATGAAGAGATAATGAAATTAAGTCATGATTTTGATAAATCTATCCTATCTCTTTTAAATTAAAATGAAAAAAAATAATATGGAATGGCTACAAGCATTAAAAACAATGGGCCATAAAGAATATTGGACAAAAGCAAATACTGTAGAATTTTTTGCATTTGTTGCAAAAGCATCAATTATATTTCCTGGATTGTTATTCGGCAAAGAGATTTGGTGGCTGTATATTTTTGCTTTAGTTTCAAGCATTGGCTTGATCTGGTCTTCAACAGTAAAAACAATACCAACCCTCATATGGTTTAATATATTGTGGTCTATACTTGCTATTATTTATATTGCTAAGTATTTCGGCTTAATTCTATGAAGATAGTAGTTATTGGTGGCGGTACTGCTGGATATTTAGCAGCACTTACTATTAAGCATAAATATAAGAACTCTGACATTACAATAATTGATAGTTCTAAAATAGGTGTTTTAGGTGCTGGAGAAGGAACAACTTCAAATTTTAAATATATCTTTGATGAGTTAGAGTTGCCACTAGATGAATTTATAGAGCATACAGGGGCAACATTAAAAAATGGAATAAGATTTACAGGATGGTCTAAAAGCAATAAATCATACTTCCATCCATTAACAAACTATGTTGCCGATACTCAAGACAATAGAGAAATAATTTTAACAAATTTTAAAAATGCTTCCATGGAGTTAATGTTTAACGGTAAAACACTTGATGAAATAAATAAAGGCTTGGCTGCCACAGAAAAAAATACATTGACCTGGCCTTATATAGGATGGCATTTAGATGCAATTAAACTTGCTGAATTTTTTAGAAAACATTCCGAGTTACGTGGAATAAAGGTTGTTGATGATGTATTTACATATTTTGGAGAATTTGATGGCAACATAAGTGTGGTGCATACAGAAAAAGGAGCCTACGACTGTAACTTTGTAATAGATGCAACAGGCTTTAAAAATTTAGTTGTTGGAAAACATTTGCAATCAGAATGGGTAGATACGTCTGAAAGTTTACCGTGCACAAAAGCATTGGCATTCTTTTTACCACAAGATGAAAATTATTCCTTATGTACTGAAATAATTGCAATGAAATATGGCTGGGTTTGGAAGACGCCATTAAAGCATAGGTATGGATGTGGATATGTTTATGATCCCTCATATATAAATAAAGAGCAAGCAGAAGAAGAAATATATCAATTATTTAAAAAAGAAGATGTAAAAATAGTAAATCATTTTGATTTTAATTCAGGATATTATAAACAACCATGGATTAAAAATTGTTTATCGGTAGGACTGGCATCTGGATTTTTTGAACCATTACATGCAACCTCAATTATGCTAACAATTTATATGATGAGTCTTTTTATATCTGATGAATTTTTAAATAAATTTATAGAAGAAAAAGATTATTCAGTAATAGAAAAATATAACAATAAAATACTAGAAAAAAATAAAGAATTATTAGGTTTTATATATATTCATTATTTAACTGATAGAGACGACACAGACTTTTGGAAAAACTTTAAACAAAAAAATGTTATTCCAGAATATGCCAAAATAGTGTTATCTGAATTAGATGATAATTGTATATCTGATTTTATTATTAAAAATAATAATAAAACATTTGGATATCAGTCTTGGATGACAACCTATGTTGGAACAGGACAATTTAATAAAAATAATACAGTTTCTAATTTGCAAACAAGAGAAGCATATGATAAACTGTATAAAGAAGCAAAAGAGTTTAAAGGAATAGAGATAGAAGAGTATTTTAATAAATATAACTCAATTACTTGACAAACAAAATTTGCTAGTATATAATATAATAAACAAAGGAGAAAACTATGAGCGTTATTAAGGGACTCAAAAACATTAATGCCCTGCTCGACAAGAAAACAGATGAAAGCGCACCAAAGGTCCGTTGGCTAAAGTTGGCAGATGGACAAGCAGTTAAGATCAGATTCATTGAAGAATTAGATGAAGACTCAGCAAACTATAACGACAAGCGTGGACTAGCACTTGTTGTTAAAGAACATACAAATCCAAAAGACTATAAGCGTAAGGCTGTAGATACTCTAGATACAGAGGGCCGTGACTGGGCAGAAGAAATGTATCGTAAGGATCCAAAAGGTAACAGTGGGTGGCGTGGCCGTCTACGTTTCTATTGCAATGTGCTTGTAGATGATGGCATTGAAGATAAGCCTTATGTTGCTATCTGGTCTATGGGCGTAAGCAAGCAATCTTCGTTTAATACTATTCGTGAGTATGCACTTGAAACAGGAAGCATCTCAAACCTAACATGGAAGTTAAAGCGTAATGGTCAGGGAACTGAAACATCATATACTTTGATTCCATCGGCCCCAGATAAAGAGCCTTTTAATTGGGAGGGCATCGAGCCATACCCATTGGAGAAAGCATTGCGTCGTGTTCCATATGCGGAACAAGAGGCATTTTACTTAGGCTTTGATTCTCCATCTTCTACCTCAGCGACAAACATCGACTGGTAGTAGATGAATTACGTACCACTGCATTTACACACCCACTTTTCATTATTCGATGGCATTGGGTTGCCGTCTGAATATGTAGATCGTGCTACAAAATTGGGTATGCCAGCAATATCGATTACAGACCATGGCTCCCTTTCTGGCCACAGAGAAATGTATCGTGCTGCTAAGTCAAGTGGTATTAAGCCTATTCTTGGCATAGAAGGATATATGTGTGAGGATCGATTTGATAGAAGAGACAAAGAAGATCGAACCACCCCATTAGATATGGTTTACAACCACATAATTCTTCTAGCCAAGAACAAGGTAGGTTTAGAAAATTTAAATAGGTTAAATGAAATTGCTTGGACAGAAGGTTATTATAAAAAGCCGAGAATAGACTTTGAAGTTCTTTCTAAATATAAAGAAGGCATTATTGTTTCTTCCGCATGCCCAAGCGGTATTATTGCTAAGTCTATTGAACTTGGCGAACTTGGCATGGCAAAGAAATATATTAAATGGTTTAAAGAAGAATTTGGCGATGACTATTATCTTGAAGTAATGCCACATAATGATGAATCAATCAACCAAACAATTTTACAGTTAGCAGATGAGTTTAAGGTTAAGCCTATTGTAACTCCAGACTGCCATCACGTAGATCCATCACAAAAAGAAATCCAAGAACTAAAACTTATTCTTAATACATATTCAAATAAAATTCAAAAAGATGCTACATATGAAAAGTCCAAAAAGCAAGGGGACCTAATGAAGCGTCTTGATTACCTATACGGCGCAGATAGACAAATGTCATTTAATAAGTTTGATATTCATCTTCTTTCATATGAAGAAATTCAGGCTGCTATGGAAAAGCAGGCAATTTTTAGAACTGATATTTATGAAAATACTATTGAACTTGCTAATAAGATTGAAGACTATGATATTAAAGATGGTTTAAATCTTCTTCCAGTACAATACAAAAATCCAGATAAACAATTAAAAGAATTGGCTATGACTGGTTTGGCAGAAAAAGGCCTTAATAATAATCAGGAATATTTAGACAGACTTGAAGAAGAACTAAAAGTAATTCAAGATAAAAAGTTTGGTCCGTACTTTCTTGTCGTACAAAGTATGATCTCCTGGGCAAAGAAAGAAGGCATCATGGTTGGGCCAGGCCGTGGATCCTCTGCTGGCTCATTGCTTTGCTATGCACTAGGAATTACTGACATTGATCCATTAAAGCATGGACTCTTGTTCTTCCGATTTATTAATCCAGAGCGTAATGACTTTCCAGATATTGATACTGACATTCAAGATTCTCGTCGTGACGAAGTTAAGGATTATCTTGTTAGACAATACAAGCATGTTGCTTCTATTGCAACATTCCTAGAATTTAAAGATAAAGGTGTAGTACGAGATGTTGCTCGTGCATTAAATATTCCATTGGCAGATGTAAATAAGGTTTTGAAATTAGTAGATACTTGGGATGAGTATTGCACTTCAAAAACTACTGCATGGTTTAGAGAGAAATATCCAGAGGTAGAACAATATGGAGAACAACTTCGTGGTCGCATTAGAGGTACTGGCATACATGCTGCTGGTGTTGTCACTAGTAAAAATCCTATTTTTAGGTACGCACCGATGGAGACACGTAATTCTCCTGGTTCCGATGAGCGCATTCCTGTTGTGGCAGTGGACATGGAAGAGGCTGAAAAAATTGGACTCATCAAAATTGACGCACTTGGACTTAAAACATTAAGTGTTATTAATGACACTATTAAAATAATTAAAGAGCGAGAAGGTACTGAGATTGATTTGCTAAAAATTGATATGGAAGATCAAAAAGTATATCAGATGCTTTCTGAGGGATATACAAAGGGTGTATTTCAATGTGAAGCAACCCCATATACAAACCTTCTTATAAAGATGGGTGTAAAAAATCTAGCAGAGTTATCCGCCTCAAATGCTCTTGTGCGTCCAGGCGCTATGAATACCATTGGCAAAGACTATATTGAAAGAAAGCACGGCAGACAAGCAGTAAATTATCTACATCAAACTATGAAACCATTCACCGAAGAAACATATGGGTGTATCCTATACCAAGAGCAGGTTATGCAGGCCTGCGTTCAACTAGGAGGAATGTCTTGGTCTGAGGCCGATAAGGTTCGTAAGATCATTGGTAAAAAGAAAGATGCTAGAGAGTTTGATGCGTTTCGTGATCGTTTCGTTGATGGGGCTTCTAAGTTTATTAGCCCTAATCAGGCTCGTGATTTATGGCATGACTTTGAGGCGCATGCGGGCTATTCGTTCAACAAGTCTCATGCGGTTGCTTATTCTACGCTCTCGTATTGGACGGCATGGCTAAAATATTATTATCCAATTGAGTTTATGTACTCATTGCTTAAAAATGAAAGGGACAAAGATGCGAGAACTGAATATCTTATTGAAGCGAAAAGAATGGGGATTAGCATTAAACTACCTCACATTAACGATTCGGATATTGATTTTAAAATTGAGGGTAAGGGTATTCGGTTTGGATTGTCGGGGATCAAGTTTATCTCTGATAAAATTGCAGAACGATATATATCGGCACGACCTTTTAAGTCTTTTCAGGAAGTTAGAGATTTTACATTTACCAAAGGCAATGGAGTAAATAGTCGAGCACTTGAGGCATTAAGAATTATTGGTGCTGTAACATTTCCAGACAATCCAAGAAACGATAACGAACTTCGTGAAAATCTTTATGAGTATTTGGGATTGCCAGAATTTACACAAACTGTTCCATCGCATTATCATGCCTTTATAAATTCTGTAGAAGATTTTGAAGAAAAGGGATCTTTCATTTTAATGGGAATGGTAAAGGGCATTAAGCGTGGCAAAGGTTGGAGTCGTGTAGAAATTTTAGATAAGACTGGCAGCATAGGTGTATTTGATGAAGAACAGACTACCATTGAGGCTGGAAGAAGTTATATTGCACTGTGTACTGATAATAGAATTGTTTCTGCTATTCCTGTAGACGAGATAAAGAATTCTGATGCAGCATTAATTAAATTTTTAAATTATAGAATGTTACCATATAAAGATGAAGAGTTATTTGTTGTTTCTTTTAAACCAAGAATAACAAAGGCAGGGAAAAAGATGGCATCTTTAACCCTTGCAGATACATCTAGAGAACTACATTCGGTAACAGTATTTCCTACTGCATTCGCAAAGGCATACATGAAAATTGAAGAAGGCCATGCTTACAAATTTGAATTTGGAAAAACAAAAGACGGAACTGTTATATTGGAGGATATAAATGTCGGTTAGTATTGAAGATGTGATAGCACAACTAAACCCTAAATTAAGAAAAAGTATTTTAGTTGGAGACGAAGTACCAAAAACAGAATATGCGGCAACACCAAGTTATGGACTTAATCGTGCACTTAATGGAGGACTTCCATATGGTAGGCAGGTATTAGTTTGGGGGAGCAAGTCAAGTGCTAAATCATCATTATGCTTACAAACAATTGCCTTGGCACAGAAAGAAGGAAAGATCTGTGCTTGGATAGATGCAGAAATGTCTTATGATAAAGAATGGGCTGCTAAGTTAGGTGTAGACACATCTAAATTAATAGTGTCTCAGGCTAGAACAATTAATGAGATGGTAGATGTAGGAGTAAATCTAATAGAGGCTGGTGTTGATATTATTGTGGTTGATTCAATTACTTCTTTGCTTCCTGCTATCTATTTTGAAAAAGATTCTACTGAGTTAAAACAATTAGAGAATACTAAACAAATTGGAGCAGAGTCTCGTGATTTTAGTAATGCATGGAAAATGCTTAACTATGCAAATAATAAAGTTAAGCCTACGTTATTGCTTTTAATTAGTCAGTCAAGAAATAATATTAATGCAATGTATACAAGTCAACAGCCAACTGGCGGACAAGCAACAAAGTTTTACTCATCTACTGTAATTAAATTATTTTCTTCTGAATCAGAAAATCAAGCATTGAAAGGAAAAATATATGTTGGTGACAAGGCTATTGAAGAAAAAGTTGGTAGAAAGATTAGATGGGAGTTACAGTTTTCTAAAACTTCTCCTGCTTTTCAGTCTGGTGAATATGATTTCTATTTTAGAGGCGATACTTTGGGTATTGATGCTATCGCTGATCTTGTTGACACTGCTGAACTAATGGGAATAGTTGAAAGAACTGGAGCATGGTACTTATTGCCAGACGGCACAAAGGTACAAGGCAGAGATGGTTTTGTTAATAGAGTAAGAGAGGACTTAGATCTACAAGAAATGATTAAGGCCAAGATTAGTGGATAAGTATAGTATTTATGAAGGAAAATTTCCTTGTAAAGTATGCAAAAAAGAAGTAAAGACTATTCGTATATATATTACAACTGGAATGGCATCTTGGATGTGTTCTGATAAACATTTATCTGAGGTTGAATTATTTAAGGTAGGATATAAAAAAAAGAGGGTACATGAGCGAAAAGAATGAAAGTAAAAGAATTGGTGCTAAACAACATAAAAATTCTGGGCGTGGTATTAAAAAGGGAGATGCTACCTGGAATAACTTTACTATAGATTTTAAAGAAAATAAAAAGTCATTTACATTAAATCAAGATGTATGGGCTAAGGCAACTACAGATGCCATTAGGAATAATAATGACCCAGCAATAGTTGTTGTTTTAGGTGAAGGCAATAAAAAGACTAGGTTAGTAATATTAGAGTTCGACCTATTAGAGTCCTTGGTTGATAGGGTATAATATATATATGACACTTGTTAAATCTAATATTTTTTCTGATGAGCAAATTTTAAGAATATATAAAAGTATAAATAAAGAATTTGAAAATCGTGAAATAGTGGAATGGTATGATTCAAAAATGGGCCACCAATATCCAAGTGATAAAAAATTTATTGCAATCAAAAAAGAACTATTGTCTAGACTAGATATTGATAGATTAGAACTTGATGATGATATTATTTTATCTGCAAAGAAATGTGCAACTGATATTTTATCTAATTTTGGAATAAACGTTAGATCCGTTGTTGGTGTGACATATGTTGAATATAATAAAAAATACGGTGGTAATCCGTATCTTAATCCACACAAAGATGCTCCAGGTGAAAGTGATTTTGTCTTAGACTATCAACTAGACGCAAATACATCTTGGGCTATAGGAATTAACAAAGATTTATATGAGTTAAATAATAATGACGCTTTAGGAATAATAACAACTAAAAATTATCATTGGAGACAAAAGAAGCAGTGGAACGATGATGAATATGTAAAAATGTTGTTTTTTCATATAGCATTAGAAAATAGAAACATAGAGCATACAGCATATTCAGAAAAAGAAATTTATGATTTTATAGAAAACTATAACGGAGGTATAAAATGAAATATAATGAAAATAATGTAATAGTAGACGATATACTAAATCAGGATGGGATAGATTCTGTAAGGGCCTCTATTTCTAGAAGTACTGGCGGTAACTTTGTTCAGGAACATTGTCAGGCTAACCTATTTATACAACTTGAAGTAGAGGTTGTAAAAAAGTTTACCAAAGTAGCCCGTCTTGTTAGTGGAAACGATAATTTAGTATTAACAGAACACTGTTTTGCTAGATATGAAAATGTAACAAGTAATTGTGGAAAATTTCATTTTAAGCCATCATTATTTCCGCATTATGATGAAACATTTAAGGAACCCAGATTTACATTTGACTATCAATTAAGTTCAAACATTAGTTGGCCACTTGTAGTTGAGCCAGATAAGGAGTTTGTTTTAAAAGATAATCAGGCTGTAACCTTTAGTGGAACTCACCAAGTGCATTGGAGAAAACCAACCCTATTTAAAGATGGTGATTTTGTAGAGATGATTTTTTGCCACTTCTCAGATCCAACTTCTGGGCCAAAAGAAGAAGGCTTAAATAAGATTATGGATGAAAAGGTTAATGCTTATCGCAAAGCATATTTTGATGCAGGGGGATGGACAAATGGCTCAACTTCATGATTATTTAACTGGGTTTGATAAATATAATAAGCCCTTGCCATTTTATGTAGATAATTTATTTACAGAAGATCAAAAGTCAAGAATAATGAATTTAATTCAAGAAAATCGTAAACTTGAACCATTTGTTATAGGAGATAGAATAGAAGATGGATATATTAGAAATTCTCCATTTAAAAGTAGGTTTCAGCCTAAAATAGCAAAAAACATGTCAAGAGTTTTAATTGAATTTGATATGCCAGAAGATTGTGAAGCCGTACTAGATAAAATTGCAAAACCATTATACAAAAAAGATATAGCACTATGCCATTGGAACTATATAGACTATAACTTAAAATATGGTTATGGGGACAACAGTCCAGCGTTACCACCACATTTAGATGCAGATGAAAACTTGGTAACAATTAATTATTGTCCAGATACAAACATAGAGTGGGACTTATATGTTGGAAACTGGAATGATACTGGAAACTTTACCAGGTATACCCTTGGCCCAGGACAAACCATAGTATTTAGTGCAGTAAATCAAATACATTGGAGGCCAAAGCGTAAATTTAAAGATGGAGAGTTTTGTGAGATTATTAGTATGGATTATTGCCCTACAAATAGTTACAGATTTACTAATGAAGAAAATCCAATAGATCCAGAAAAATATCCAGAGAAAAGAAGAGAGTATTTAGATAAATTACAATCAAGATCAGATATGCAGGCTGCTTTTAAATTATGGGCGGAAGATGGTTTGCGAGATGGAATACCAACAGAATCGATGGGGTAATGGAACAACAACAAACTACACTAGAAATGATAAATGGACTCTCAGAAATATCAGAGTACATGAAGGATGAAGAACTTACTACAGCACTTACTGTAATTGCAAAATTAATACTAAAGCCAGACATTCCAATGAATGTTGCTACTTTAGAAATTGTTAGACTTCAGGCAATAGCATCTAAAATGGCACTACGTGCAACTTGGATGGCCAACGTGGATAAGTCTAATCGTAGTCAAAAAAATATATACTACACGGCAGCAGAATCAATTAACAATTTAGTGTCAGCATTAAAATATATAACTAGATGAGATCTGATATAATTAGTTTAAACAAAGGAAAACATGGCTAAAAATTTATTACAACAGGTAATGCTAAAAGGAAATAGTAAAAATAAAGTATCTACAGAAGATACAAGTTTTATAGATGGCTTAATAGAAAAAATTGAGTCTGGATATTTAACTAAAACTAAACCAAAGTTTAGTAAAAAGAATAATTTTTCTGCATCCACATTAACGTATGGTGCTGGAGAATGTCCAAGATTTTGGCACCTTGCTTTTGATGGCGCTGTATTTCATGACAATTCTGACGCACACGGTGTAGCAAATAGAACTAATGGAACATTAGGTCACGGAAGAATTCAAGAAGCAATAGAGGCCTCTGGTCTTTTGGATGAGACAATGGAGATGGATCCATTACCAAGAAAATATAATAAGCAAACACATCCAGCAATGGAGTTTAGAGTAAAGACAGAAGATCCTCCATTTGATGGCTATGGAGATGTTATGCTTAATATAAATAACGAAAGAGTAATTGGTGAAATTAAAACAATCTCAAATGAAGGATTTGAGTATAAAAAGAATAGCAGAAAGCCAAAGATGGGACATCTTATGCAATTGCTTATCTATATGAAAGTTTGGAAAGTCGGCAAGGGTGTAATGATTTATGAAAATAAAAATAATCATGAGTTGTTGACTTTACCAATAGTAGTAAACGATCATTACCGTCGGTGGGTAGACCAGGCATTTGATTGGATGAAAGATGTATATAAAAATTGGAAAGATAATCAACTTCCTCAGAAGCCTTATCGATCTAATTCTAAGATATGTAAAGTTTGTCCAATTCAAAAAGCATGTGCCGAAGCAGGGACAGGGGTAATTAAAATTAAACCTCTGGAGTTATTAGAAAATGAAGAACTGTAAATGGTGTGATCATAACTTTGAATCAGTAGTTTCATATCAAATATATTGTTCAGAACAATGTAGAGAGTCTGCTACTAAAGAAAAAATTGCACAAAGATATATACAAACGAGAAGACAAAAAAGAAAAGGAAAAAATAGAACATGCAAGGACTGTGGATCTAAGTTATCAATATATAATGATGATCCATTATGTACAAAATGCTCTATAAATCCTGGAGATGTAAAAAAAGCAATTAAAGAGATTAAAGGTTTATCAAATGACAAAAGCAAAAGAAACAGATAGATACGCAAACAGCGTTTTACCAAAAATACCTGGGGTGATTTGTTCTATTGATGCCAGTACCAATAATCTTGCTTTTGCAATTTACTCATATAAAAAGTTAGACTGCTATGGGAAAATAACATTTAGCGGTAAAGATATATATGAAAAAATAACAGATGCTTGTAAGAAATCTAAAGCATTGTTTGATCATTATAACCTAGTTGAAGCAATAGTTATTGAGCATACAGTTTTTATGAATTCTCCAAAAACTGCAGCAGATCTTGCCCTAATCCAAGGTGGAATACTTGGAGGAGCAGGATTATCTGGTATAAAAATAATAGGCAAGGTTTCTCCAATAACGTGGCAAAACTATATTGGAAATAAAAGATTAACAAAAGAAGAACAAATAAAAATAAGATTATCAAATCCAGGCAAATCAGATTCATGGTATAAATCATATGAAAGAGATTTTAGAAAGCAAAGAACAATAAAATTATTAGATGTTATTTATGACAAAAAAATAACAGATAATGATGTCGCAGACGCATGCGGAATCGGACATTGGTCTATAAATAATTGGGAAAAGGCTATTGGAGTTGACAAGGAATAACTATGAGTGCTAAACTATATTCAAATGAATTATGGCTTAAAAAGAGATATCATCTTGACAAGAAATCTCCAGAAGATATTGCAAAGGAGTGCGGTGTAACTGTGGAAACAATATACGTATATCTTGCAAAATTTGGATTAAGGAAGTCAAAAAGATGAACCCAGTATTTCCCGATTCTAAAAGATTTAATTGTGAGGATTTATATTTATTAACTGTGGGAACATCTGCAGGTCATAAAATATGGGAAACAACACATGAGATTGCTCATATGCTTATTAGAAAAAATATAGCATATGGAAATTCTGCTCTTGATCCAATTCGTATTTTTAGCAAGGCTGATGCCAGAGAACAACTGCATGTCCGTATTGATGATAAGTTAAGTAGAATTATGCGTGGCACAGAATATATAGGCGACAACGACATTGATGATCTAATTGGATATTTGGTATTATTAAAGATAGCAAAGGATAAAGATGTCAACTGAAGAAGATTTAGTAAAACACTTAGATGAAATAAATAATGTTGTTGCAGAATATTTAAAGGGAAATGATCCTACAAAAATTTCTAAAGATCTTTCTATTCCAAGAAATAAGGTTGTGCAGCATATAAATGAGTGGAAGGTAATGGCATCTGCTAATGACGCTATTCGTGGCAGAGCAAAAGAAGCACTTGCGATTGCAGATACACATTATGATAATTTAAAATTATTAGCACACGAAGTTATATCTGAAGCAACCCTAACAAATAATTTGGGTGCAAAAACACAGGCAATTAAACTAGTAATGGATATTGAAGCAAAAAGAATTGATATGCTACAAAAAGCAGGTCTTCTTGAAAACAAAGAATTAGCAGAAGAAATGATACAGATAGAAAGAAGACAAGACGTTTTGATGTCAATTCTTCGTGATATTGCTGCTGAGTATCCAGAAGTTCGTGATGAAATTATGCGTAGGCTTTCTGATATTGCTAAAAGAGATGAAGTGATTACAATTGTCCACGATGTTTGATGATTTTATTGAAGCACTTAAGGATAATTATTTTGAAGAAAATCCAGTAGATGCAAAAACATTTGTAGAGTCTCCAGAATATTTAGGGCAACCACCTTTGTCTGATATTCAGTATGATATTGTTCAAGCAATGAGTCAGATATATCGCAAAGAAGATTTGCAAGAACTGATGGGAGAAAAAGAAGGAGAAGAATATTATGAAAAATATACTAAGAATGAAATTATCCTCCAACTTGGCAAGGGTAGTGGAAAAGATTTTACTTCTACTGTTGCTTGTGCTTACATTGTGTATAAGTTACTATGCCTTAAGGATCCAGCCAGATATTTCGGCAAACCCTCTGGGGATGCCATAGACCTTATCAATGTTGCTATTAACGCACAACAGGCTAAGAATGTTTTCTTTAAAGGATTTAAAACTAAGATTGAAAGATCACCATGGTTTGCTGGTAAGTATGAAGCCAAGGTGGATTCGATTGGATTTAACAAATCAATTACAGTATACTCTGGGCACTCAGAAAGAGAGTCTCATGAAGGTTTAAACCTATTGCTTGCTGTTCTTGATGAGATTTCTGGATTTGCTTCTGAAGTAATGACAGGAAATGAACAAGGTAAGACTGCTGATAATATCTATAAGGCCTTCCGTGGCTCTGTTGATTCTCGTTTTCCAGATCTTGGAAAGGTAGTTCTTCTTTCATTCCCCCGCTATAATGGGGATTTTATTTCAGAAAGATATGATTCTGTAATTGCAGAAAAAGAAACTATAACTAAAACACATAGATATATAATTAATCCTTTGCTTCCAGAAGATGATGCAGATAATTGGTTTGAGATATCTTGGGATTATGATGAGATAAGTTCTTATAAATATCCTGGAGTTTTTGCGTTAAAAAGAGCAACTTGGGAAGTTAATCCAACTAGAAAAATTGATGATTTTAAAATTGCTTTTATGACAGACCTAGGTGATGCAATGATGCGTTTTGCTTGCGTACCAACTTATGCATCTGATGCTTTTTTTAAACAAGCAGATAAGGTTCGTGCTTGTATGACAATAAGAAATCCACTTGATCAATTTAGAAGATTTGAAACAAGTTTTAAGCCTGATCCAGATAAAGTTTATTATGTTCATGCTGACCTTGCACAAAGACATGACAAATGTGCTGTTGCTATTGCACACGTAGATAAATGGGTAAGCGTTCAAGTTATTAAAAATTATGAAGAAATATCACCAATTGTAGTTGTTGATGCCGTTGCTTGGTGGGAACCAAAAGTAGAAGGTCCAGTTAATTTATCTGAAGTTAAACAATGGATTCAAAATTTAAGAAGATTAGGCTTTAATATAGGAATGGTTACTTTTGATAGATGGCAATCATTTGATATTCAAAATGAACTTAAGTCCGTAGGAATGAAAACCGATACAGTGTCTGTGTCTAAAAAACAATACGAAGATATGGCAATGTTGGTATATGAAGAACGTCTTGTCATGCCGTCTATAGAACTTTTGTTTGAAGAACTTACAGAATTAAAAATAACAAAAAATGGTAAAAATGTTGATCACCCAAGAAAATTATCTAAAGACTTAGCAGATGCAGTTTGCGGGTCTATTTTTGGGGCGATATCATATACCCCAAAAGATCAAAACCTTGAAGTTGAAGTTCATACATTTAGAGACAAACCACGTAGAGTTGACACGCTCCCTGAGAACGTGATACAATATAAACCTAGTCAAATAGAAGATATTCAAGACTATTTGGATAGACTAAAAACAATATAAATAAAATGAATAATAAAAGGAGAAAAATGAATTCATTTAAGAAGATCGCTCTTGCCGTGGTTGCAGCCATGACTATGAGCACACTCGTAGTGACACCTGCAAGTGCCAATACCGTTTCTGTTGACGTAACAACTGAAATTGCTGGCGCAGGTACTGCAGCCTCACCATTCACAG